CGCCGAATCGTCGGTGACCTTGAGGCACCGTGTGCGATTCCCCGCGAGCGCCGGCAAACCCGCGAGCACCGCGACATGCGGGTCCACCGCTTCGTAACCGGTGCCGTCCGCCTTGACCCGTGGGATATCCCCCTTCGCCGCGAGGGTCGGCGCGGGGAGCGCGCGCGTGGTGAGCGGATGCACGTGGTCCGAGCGCGCCGGTGCGACGCTCGACCCCGCCGTCGCGCTCGCCGCGTCGGGCTTTGGCGCAATCCCCGACGCAAGGAGCGCGTGCGCATGATCGGCGCGCGCGGCGACGGCCGCGGTCCCCGCCGCGCCCGCGATGAACGATGCGTGCGGAGGCACCGTCGCGCCGACGTTCGACGGGTGGACATGATCGCCGCGCGAGGCTTGCAGGCTCGCCCCAGGTGCGGCGATGCCGGCGATCTTCGGATTCGCATTAGCGAGCACCCGCGGACTCCCGCAGTCGGCGTACTTGAGACCGCCCGCGCCGTCCGACTTTGCGCAAAGGCCGTTCGCGCCGACCGTTCCGAACGACGAGAGCGGCTGTGTCGGGTGCACATGGTCCCAGGGCGCGGGCGCGGTGCCGGACCCGGCCGCAGCGGTGCCGGGCGCTTTCGGGGCGAGGGCGCTGAAGGTCACTTGATGGACATGATCGCCGCGCGCCGCGGCCGTCGCGGTGCCCGCGACCGCGGCCGCGCCAGTCGGTGCCGGGTCGGCATCAGAGAGCGGCGCCCCCCCGCCGCCCGAGGCGCCCCAATCGAACGCATAGACATTGACGGCGCCGTTCCGCACTTGCGGCAATCCTTGGACATACCAGTCGCCGCCATTGTTTGGCCAGCGTGCAATTTTCAACTCGCCGCCAGGGCCGGCACAGCGGATGAAATCAGCGTTTCCCGTATTCCTCGCTGGCGGTGCACCGGGACCGCCGCAAATCACACTGTCCCAACTCGTAAGGTTATTCTGGAAAATGATAAGCAGTCCAATATTGGGGAGCTTCGCGAGCTCCTTAGCAATTTCCGAATTAGTTTGATTGCCGATATCAACTTGCCGAGATGTCCCCGACCGGTCTGAACTTTTGAATACGGTCCGAAGGGCCGTCGTTCCCGAGCCCCCCCCCCCTGACGGGTGGACATGATCCCCCCGCGAATAGGCCGCCGACGTGCCGGCCGCTCCCGTCCCTTCGACCTTCGGCACCGCGTCCGAGGGAGCGGCACAGGTTGAATACTGCAACCCGCTTGCATCCGACTTGACGCCGATACACTTGCCGCCGTTCCCGGTGAGTGCGGGGAGCCCGAGGCGCGTCACCGGCATCGTTTCATCCGGGAGCGCCTCCAATGCGAAGTCTGCGACCTGAAGCGGATCGCCATCAAATGTCGTTTCGACGGAGATCCGCCTGTCGGGCGCTTCCGGATTGCGTTCAACGGTGAGGGTGCCTCGCATACATAGACCGCCGGCTTCTAGGTAAATGAATACTTTGCTCGCGAGCCACGGCTTATTAAAAATCGTCGTTTCATTTTCAAACGGCGCATAAAAAGTGAAGGGAACTCGAATTTCTCCGGAATTTCTAAGCGCGGCGCAGGGACTGTCGCCGAATGCGCGTTGAACGAGATAAAGTTCGTCTAGCGGGATGGTATTGTCGGCCGGAAGCGCAAGCCGAATGAAATTCGTGCGCGAAGTTGTTATCGAATTATGGTCAAACGGACCCCCTTTCCAACGGGACGTATCCCCGCAGATCGGACTTGGCGCGCCGGGAACTTTGCGTAAGCAAACGGAAAAGAGCGCCTGCATGGCATTGAGTGTCTGCGACGGTTGCCCGACGAATTCCAGTTCAGAAGTCTTTTGATTCAATTCCGTCAGGTTCGGAATGTCGGGCGCATTCCATTGGACACCCGATTCGTCCTGTTTGACCTGAAGGTAATCTCCCGCATTGCCGGCCAGGGACGGAAACGCGCCGCACGGTTCCCATGAAATGGCGGTCCCATTGACGGCGAGGCACTTCCCGTCCTCCCCGGCGAGGGTCGGGAGGCCCCCGAGCACCGCGGCGCTCGGATCGAAGAGCTCCCATGCGCCGTCACTTGCGCCAAGGAGCCCCTCTATGTCCTGCGCGGCCGCGCCCGGCGCGAGCGCGGCAATCAGGAGGGCGGTTGCGGGAATTCGACCCATGACAGGACTCCATTGGTGACGGTGAGAATGAAATGCCCGCTTGCGGGCGGCGTAGGGAGCCCGCTTGGCGTCGGCGACGGCGACGGTCCGGGCGCGGCACCGGCCCCGGCGATGGCCCCGGCCCGGTGGACGCGCCACGGCATGAGAAGCGGCGCGGCCCCCGACACGCGAATCGCATCCATCGAACGCGAGTCGGTTGGATCGGCATCGTAGAGCCAGCCCGCGAGCCGCACCACGGCCGCGTTCTGAACCGCATCGGGCGCGGCCGGAGCGTACTCGGTCACGATGGCCACCGCGGCCGGGAAGATGAGATCCATCGCCGCGGTGACTTCGGCCGGGATGGCGCTCGCGGACGCGGCCGCGCGAATCGCGACCGTGACCGCTGCTTGCGTGGTGGTGACCGCCATCAGTACCAGTACCGCGGTGTCGCACTCTCTCCGCCTGGCGCGCCAGCGTGCAGCACCGCAAGACGGGCTTCGATGGTGCTCTCGGGATAGGCCGGCGTGTCCACCAGGGCGAGCCCCAAGAGCGTCGCGCCCTCGACGATCCGGTGCCGTCCGTCCCACGTCTCCGCGTCCGCCCGGAATTCGACGGAGAAGCCGCGAAGGATGCGCGCCTGCACAAGCTCCCTTGCCTCGCGCGCGTATGCCGTGTCCGGCAACGCGATGGATGCCCGGAGCGACGCGGGACCGCCCGTCAGGGTGAGCCCCGCACCGGTCCGCGCGACCGGGCGAGCGCGGTCATGCTGGAGGTTCACGATGGTATCGCCCCACACAAGTGACCCCGCGCGGAATTCCTCTGTGAACCCCCCGAACGAGGCACGGTCACCGTAGCGGATGACCGTGCCCGTGATGGTGCCGTCTTCCGCGACGCGGAATTCGGCGAATCGGCGCTCCGCGTCGCTCATGCTTCGGTGCGGATGGCGTAGCGGTGCCAGCCGTCCTTCCGCCGCATGATGAAGTCGAAGAGCATGTGCGCGGTGAGCACGATTTGCGCCTTGCCGGCGTTCGTGTACGGGTCGCGAATCATCGTGATCCCTTGCCACACGGGCGCGACGGCCGCGCCCGGCTCGGAATTCGCGATGGCCGACTGGACGTTCTTGGTGCTCGCCGCCGTCTTCGGCGAGATGGTGGCCTTCGCCGGCCCCGGGATCTGGAAGCTCCGGCGCACCGTCGCCCCGAGCCCGCGCATGGCCATGATGGCGTCGGTTTCCGAATCGTCGGTGCGGTAGAGCCCGCGCGCGAGGCTGTAGGTGTCGCCCCCGATGAGAAGCCGGATATCGCCTTCGGTGCGCGAGTACCGCCCGTCGAGCCCGTCGGTGAGGATGCGCTTCGCCGCGGCCCAGTCGAGCACCGCCGAAACGTCGTTCGAGAGCCCCCCGCCCCCGAACGCTGCGCCCGGCGCGAGCTCAAGGGTGAGCTGGTTGAGAAGCCCGCTCACTTGGTTGTCGGCCCCGGTGCCGGCGAGGATTTGCCCGTCGAGCTGAAACCCCATGACGGTGCGAAGGTCCGCGCGGAGCGTCGATTCGAGTAGCCCGCCCATTTCCGCGATGCCTTCGAGGTCGAGCACGTAGCGCCCCGTCAGCCGGTGCGGATTCGCGTCCACCACGTCGAACCGCGCCGGCCCCGCGTCGGGCTCGCCGCCTCGCGCCTGCATCGCCGCGGACGTGCCGTCCACCATGACGGGATATCGGCGCTCGCCGGCAGGGACCATCGGCATCGAAACCCCGAGGAACGCGGTGTCGGTCGCGGGGAAGACGCGCGAGAGCATCGGACCGGTCGAGAGGTTGATGGTGCCGGACGGGAGCGCGTCGCCGGCCGCGTCCTGTGGCGAGATCGCATCGGCGCGCTCTTCGACGGTCGGAAGGAGCACTTCGACCGGGATCGCCTGATCGGAGAGCCCGAGCTCCGCGCGAAGCTCCTGCTCCGCGCCGTCCATCGCGCGCTGCTCCGCGATGCCTTGGAGGTAGCGCGCGAGGCTCACCCGGTCCCGGAGCTCCGCGGGCGCTTCGGCGGGCTCCGCGGAAAGGAGCTCCGCGACCGCTTGGTCCGCCGCGTTGAGCGCGGCGACGGCCGCGGTGCGCTCTTCTGCCGGCGCATCGTCGGCGAGCGCGTTGAGGGCTTGCCGCGCTTCGACTTGGGCGAGAAGCGCGGCGCGCAGTTCTGGGTTCATGGCATTGCCTCCTATCGGCGGTTGAACGAGAGAAAGAGACGGTAGAGCTCGGCTTGCGTGCGCGTTTGCGCTTCTTCCACCCACCGCGAGCATGGTGTGCGGACATAGCTCCGGCGTTTGGCGATGACGCGGGTGAGCCACGACGGCCGGCGCGCGCCATTGAGGATGCGCCCGTGAAACGCCATTTTCTCGCTGCAAATGAGCGAGTAGCGGCCGGCCCCCTGGCGCACCGACGCGCGAAGCGACCGGCGAAGCCGCCCGGTGCGCCGCGTGAACGTCGCATCGTGGACCGCGCGAAGGTGGCGTTGATAGGTGCGCCGGACAAGGCGGCGGCGTTCGCGAAGCTCTTGCCGGCGAATCGCGGTGCGGCCCCGATAGGAGCGGCTCCGGCCGCGAAGGAGCGCGCCGCGGCTCCAAAGCCGGCCGCGCCCCCGCGAGCGCGAAAGCCGCCCGAGACCGCCGACGAGGAACGCTTCGGCCGCGACGGTCGCCGGGAGCGTTACGAGCCCGAGAACGAAGCGAAGTCCGCGCTCTTCGGCCGATATCCGCTCGGGCGCGCGCGCGATCATGGCCGCACACCTTCGCGGATGAAGTGCCCGAGCTCTTCGTTCGCGAGCTCCATCGAGCGTGCTTCCATCGCGCGCGCGCCTTCGACGCCGGAAAGGGAGACTTGCCCTTCGGCCGTCAACAGGGTGATTCCGCGCTGTTCGGTTGCCGCGAACCCGGCGAGCGGCAGCGACCATCCGCCGAAAAGCACCGTGTCGTTGCGCGAAAGCCGCACCGTCGCACGCGCATCAACCAGGAACGCTTGGCGCACGTTGATCGCAATCGGGAGACCCGACGTATCGAAGTCGAACACGAAGTCAACGTCGAATTCGTTGAGTCTCGCCCACAAGCGCCGGTCCGGCACCGGTGGATTGGGTTGCGGATTCCGGGCAATCGTGATCACTCGGTCAAACGCCGGCACGCTTCCCCCTCCTTACCGCTTCGCGGCGCGGCTGCCCCACGGCATTCGCAAACGCGCCCCATTCGGACTGCCCTTCGACGTGCGGCTGATGCTGCTCGCGCGTCTCCGCAATATGGCAATCGCGGCAGAGGGTGCGAAGGTTGTCGAGGTCGTTCGTGCCCCCTTCGGTGAGCGGCACGACATGATCGCATTCGAGCCGCCGCCGCGAGCCGCACCGCGTGCACGCATAGCCGTCGCGGTGGAAGCATTGAAGGCGTCTCGCGCGCCAGAGTGCATCGCTTCCCCGGTGCGCCTTCATGCTAGATTGCCAATTGACAACGGCAAAACGGCGGAGACGAACGATGGCGGCGAACCGGCCCCACTACCATGCTTGGCTCATGGCGACCGGCGACAGGATTTTCTACGTCGTCAAGCGCGGATTCTTCACCCGGCAGGCGGCGCGCCAGTACGCCGCGCGCCGGCAACCCGATCCGAGCCGCGTCATGGTGCGCCAGTGCACCGACGAACGGTGCCGGCCGCGACTGTAGGGCATCGCTTCCCCGGTGCGCCTTCGCTGCACTCCGTGCGCCTGGCGAGCTGGTAGTGCCGCACCCGTGGCCCGAGACGGGCGGACAGCCACGCGGCGCGGACTTCGAGAGGCTCGCCGGCACGATGAATCCGCCCTTCCTCATACGACGCTCACCTTGAGAAGCGGCGCGCTCGGGACCATCTCCGCAAGCCCCGACGCGATGACCGCGGCGGAGAGCGCATCGATCCGCGCATTGTTCGCCGCCTTGTTGAGCGCGGGATTGCCCGCGCCGTCGTACCGGAGCACCGAGCTCGCGATGGCCGCTTCGAGCATGGTGCTCCCGGTGGTGCGGAGCCGCTCGCCGCGGACGAGACGCTGAAACGCGCGCACGTCATGCGAGCCGTCCGCGCTCGCCGCCGCGCCCTGCCCCCGCCACGCGACGGCATAGGGCGGGAGCTGCGCTTCGGCGAAGGCTTGCTCCGCTTCGGCGCGCCGGTGCCGGTCCGCCCCGATGCGGATGATCCGCCCCATTGCGCCCACTTCGTCGAAAAAGTCGCGAAGAAACGCCACCACCGGCGTTATCCGGCCGGGGTAGAGCTTGAGCTCGCCCTGTCGCACCATCCGGTCGTAGAGCGTGCCCATGCGGTCCGAGCGCGCGCGCTGCGAGAGCGGCGGCTCGTCTCCGAACGCGCCCCGGACGAGCACCGCGCCCGTGTCCACCGAGAGCGCGACGGCCGCGGTCATCGAGACCGAGCCCCCGAGGTCCACCCCGACCACGATATCGCCCGCGACCGGGCACGCTTCGTCGCGGATGCACCGGGCGTACTCCGCAACCGAGACGATGGTCTCGCGCTCGGGGTCCACCGGCTGATTGAGGTCGTAGGCGCGGAAATGCGCCTCGTTCCCCGGCGCGGCCGCGGCGCGCTCCGCGGCGTGGCGCAGGTACGCGAGCGACTTGATGCCGTCCGCGACGCCCGGATTCGAGGCGATCCAGGCCGATTCGTCGAAGAGATCGCATTCGAGCGGCGCGGTCCACTTCGCGAAGTGGATCCCCTTCGCGCCCGTTCGCGTCTCCATCTCCGCGAACATCGGCCCGTCGCCCTGGATGGAGATGGCCCAGAACCGCCCGTCGCGCCCGCTGATTGACGAGAAGAGCGCGTTCCAGAGCATGCGGCGGTTCTCCTGAAGGAGTCCCGCTTCGTCGATGATGGCGAGGTCCGCCCCGACCGCATGCCCGCTCGCCCGGTCCGCGGCGAGGAAGTCGATGCGCGTGCCCCATCGGCCGAAGACGCGCCCCGGCATTGGCGAGCGCTGGATGCGGATGACTTTGCCGAGCCCCGAGGCTTGCGCCGTGGATTCGATGGCGTCGCGGAGCTCGCGCGCGAGCGGCCCGGTGAGGCTCCCGATGATGGCGCGCCAGTCGCGCCGGGCGAGCGGCCCCGCAAGATGCGCAAGGAGCACCGCCGCGATGAGCCCCGACTTGCCGTTTTTCCGCGCGATGGAGAGGCCGGCCTCGCGGATACCCTCGCCGTAGGCGTCGCGCACCCAAGTGCGCTGCCAGTCCGGGAGCCGAAAAGGCTTCCCTGTGAGCGGACCCGACGGAACGCGAAGCGTCGATTCGATCCAGTCGAGGCC